GAGTGGTATGAATACCTTGAGTCAAGACTTGGTAATGATACTCTAATGAAGTATCACCCAGAATCACAAAAGGCAAATTCACTTGAAGGATTCTTCTAATGTGTTCAGTCATTGGCGCAATTATTAAAGAACCTCGTGCCGAGGATTTCTTAATGCTACATCGTGTGTTCCTTGAGTCCAAGATTCGAGGAATGCACGCTACTGGAATCTCCTATGTTAAACATGGAAAGATTATCACTGACAAGCGACCAGTTCCTGCCGATGAGTTTCCATTTAACTTTCCAAGTTATGTCAATGAAGATGGTAGTCTTTATATGATTGGTCACTGTCGTTACAGCACCAGTGACTTAGAATTCAATCAACCAATTGCCAATGAGAATGTTTCTGTGGTTCATAATGGAGTTATTACCCAAGAACTTTATGAGGACTGGGAATTGCTTCATGGTTATACCTGCGAAGGTAAAAACGATACTGAATTATTGCTTCGTTCGTTGGAAGACTATTCTCCACTGCAACATTGGAAACATTCTAGTCTTGCAGTGATTGAGTTGCATACTGATAAACGAATTAGATTCTATCGCAATGGTAAGCGTCCATTATATTTGACATCTATCTCAAATGGGTGTATAATTACTTCTACTGCTGATGTTCCAAAACGAGCATTTGTTCCAGGATTTCCTATTAACACTTTGATGAACCATTACATTACATTTGATGACCAACTTGCAATGACTATCGAAAGAGAAGTTATTGAGGATGAGGTAGACTTACAATATGAACTTTGTTAATTCAACGAGAGTTGAAGAGTTAATTAAAAACAGCCCAGCTGGTAAGAACACCAAGTTCTTATCGGCTGCACATTCATTGTGGTATCGGTTTCATAACTATGACAAAGCACCACCAATGGCTCTTGAAGTGAATGGTGATGTTGTTTGTTTAATCTTTGCCACATTCAATCGTGATGGATATAGTAATCTGTATGAGATTGTTACACTTGAAGGACAAGAAGGTAATGGATATGCATCTAAGTGTTGGGATGCGTGGATTGATTATGCAGTAAAGGAAAGAAAGATGTCTCGACTAAAAATGTCTTGCACTCCTTCTTCAGTTACATGGCACTACAAGAATGGTTTGATTTGGTGGGCAGTTGATCCAACAGGTTCACTTCGTTCAGACCAACCATTATTTCCAACAAGAGCAGAACAGATTGCTTATCGTGATTTTGCCATTGTGAATCCACTTCAAGCATTACCACCATACAAAGCCAGAGACCAATTTCGTGGTGAAGGTTTGGAATCATACAAGTGGGGTGAGAAGAAGAAATCAAAGAGCCAAAAAGCAATTGATGCAGTTGGCAAGGCATGGTTGAGAGACGCATTACTAGAACAACCATCACTTGAAGAGTTTTTGGTATGACATTACGCTATTTGTTCCCAACAACAATTGGAATCTATCAAGATGATGCTATTGCGGAAACTATTATTCCATATGCTAAAAGATACCTAGCAGATGATAGTGAATTAACAAACACTTGGGGATATAAAAACACATACAAACCAGTTAATGGTTTAGAAACTAAAGAAGAGTTACAATTTTTATGTGATTATATTAAAGGTATTGGTAATTTGTATTTACAAGAAAATGGATTTAAATCTCAAAAATTAATACCTCATATGTTTTTTAGTGGAATGGTAGGTGGAGATGTTCATTCAAAACATACTCATCCAAATTCAGTATTATCTGGAGTTTTATATCTTGATGTCCCTGAGGGATCTGGTAAAATAAGATTTCATGAACCAAATCCATTAAAGAAAATTAATAAATTCGATATTGAAAATGATTCTGAACCTAATTGGGAATGGTTTGAACTATCACCAGAAAAGGGTATGATATTAGTATTTCCTTCATGGTTAGAACATGAAGTTTTAGAAAACAAATCTCAACAGGATAGAATGACTCTTGTGTTTAATTTGGCATATTTTTAATATGGATTACAGACTAGAACAAAATCGTAGAGAAGCGTTCATTCGCTGGTATGCTTGGTCATTAAAGTATGATGATTGCGACCCAGCAGTATGGGCAACAAACTACCTAAACAAAAGATACGAACATAACGATGAACAGAAGTTATGGTTGTGTTGGTTGTATGGTAACACATACTATCTTCCAACTGCTTGGATTCTTATGAATGAGTTTCCTGACTTCGAGTTGGCAACTGTTGATCGTATCACTCAATGGAACACTGCCAACTATAAACGATTAAGATATCAGACTGATACAAAGTGGAACAAGGGGCATCTCCCTGCGATGTTTGCTTCTTATCAGCAATTCATTGGTGACAAGACACAACGAGAAAAACTGGAAGAATACTATGGACAATCTGAAGAAGAGAACTTTAATAATCTGTGGACAGGCATTAAGTCTGGGCTGCATAAGTTTGGTCGTTATTCCACTTGGTTTTATCTTCAGCATCTTAAGCATACTGCTGGTGTGCGTATCACTCCTACTTCTCTCATGTTGCATGATTATGATGGCTCTCGCTCTCATCGTAATGGATTACTTCTCGCCCTTGGGAGACCTGACGATATGGATAGAAAACTCACTGGAGTCGATTATGCTAATCTGGAAGCACAAGCGAGAGAGATTCTCATTGAAACGAAACAAAGATTTCCAGAACTGCACTCCCAAATAGATTACTTTACAATGGAAACCTGCCTGTGTTCTTTCAAGAAGATTTTCAGAAAGAGTCATGGCAGGTATCTTGGATACTATCTTGATAGACAAGCTGAGGAAATTCAACAGTGCGAGAAAGATGGTTGGTATGGTATTGACTGGAATGTTCTATGGCAGTCAAGAGAAGAAACCATTGACTTGCGATTAGACCATAGACATGGTATTGATAAAGAGAAATTTACATCCTTCCTTAACACTGGCAAAATGCAGAATATGGATTGGATGTTTGAAGATGAAGAACCTATATTAAATGGATTGGAGATGTTTACATGACGACAGTAATTGGTGGTAATGGATCTGGTGGTTTAATGACTGCTGATGGTATTGGAGGTATGGGAAGTGTTACAATTAGTACATCTTCTGGTGGTACAGTATCTTCCAGCACTCTATCATTTGGTGGATTTGATATGGAAGACTTTCTTGATACGCATTCGTTCAATAAGATTACAGTTGAACATAAGGTTGCAGAGTTCGAGTTAGCCAAACTAAAAGAAACTGTTCCAACTTATGCAGATGAGATTAAAGAAAACTTGTCTAAGAATCTTGCACGAGATATAATCAAGAAAACTACATTCACAAAGAAGCATAATGTAGATAGTGACACTCACCACTTTCTCGGAAGAGTATGGGTATTTACTGAAGATGAACTAAAGAACTTAATCCAAGAAGCAAGAAATGTTTAATGATAGATTCGGTGCATCAGACACCATTAATATTGTAAAGGTAACCAACCCTATGAAGACTCGTAAATTGATTGCTGTTGGTGGTCAACCTGGAACTGGTAAAACCACTTTATTCCGTAAATTTATGGAAGGTAAAGATTGGATGGATGTGTCTCCTGTCAAATTAGTAAATGCCAGCTACAATACCGAGAGAGATTTATACATCCTCGGTAAGTATGAAGAGGGTCAAATCTTTGCTGGAACAGATCGACTTTCTATGGCAGTCCAACCTCCATTACAAGAGTGGCTTGCTTCACACAATTGTAACATCCTATTCGAAGGAGATCGAATCTTTAATCAGTCTTTCTTAGAGTTTGCCATGGGTCTACCAAATACAGACCTACAGGTGGTTTATTTGAAAGCACCAAAGGAGATCCTAGAACAAAGGTACAAGGATCGTGGTTCCGACCAGTCTGAACAATTCCTAAGAGGTAGAGAAACTAAATATAGTAAGCTACTATCAAACTTTGAACTGATGCCTTATATTACCGAGTTTAGTAACACTAACTTAGAGGAGCAGGGAAAGGTACTCGCATTCTTGGAGAGTAATCTCAAGA